ATCGGCAGAAACAGGGCGCCAATCGGCAACCCCACCACCATCAGCAGCCCCAGCAACAGAGGGGCGCCTAGATATAATGAGTGCCTCATGCGGCCCGCTCCTCGGCAAAGGGGTCGTATTCCGTCTCGGCCATCGCCGCCTTGGGGCGCTCGCCGCCCTGCAAATCCCGCGGCAACACGGGCCAGCTAAAGGTCAGCGCCAGCGCGTCCGCCATGTCCGGGCTGCCGGCACCGCGGCGCCGCAGGTCGGTCTTGCTTTCAAGCTGGATCTCGTCGCGACTGTTGAAGCCGTACTGCGACAGCGTCAGCTCGGCGATCAGCTGCTGGTCGTTCGGAATGGCGCCCACCCGCAGCCACTCCCGCATCATCCCCCAGATCTCGGCGCGTTTGTTGGCGTACCTGTTTTGCTCGGCGCTGATATCCGGCCGATCAGGGCGCCCACCGAACTGCACCTCGAAGACCATGACCCCAAGCTGCCGGCAGCGATCGATGACGCCGCCGCCAACCCCGCCGCCGTCGATAAAGACAGCGTCCGGGCGGTGCGCCATGACATGCTCGGCCAGCCGCGCCGCCAACCCCATCGTGTCGAGCCCGCGAAACACCTGCGGCGCAATCGTCCGCCCGTCCCGCCCGCGCCGCGTATAAAAGACAGAGGCGTCGTCGCCGAACCGGGCCACGTCCACGCCCACCACCAGCGGGTCGTGGTTGAAGGTTTCGGTCTCCCGCTTGCCGGCCTCGGCCGCCACCGCACTGTCGATAAACTGCAGATTGCCGATGCGCGGAAAGGTGCCCTTGACCCGCACCCGGACGAAATCGTCGTCGTCGCCGTAATCGTCGATCCAGCGCTTGATCTGCGCCTTGTCGGTGAAGCTGACCTCGCGGCTGTCGACCGTGCGCGTCCGCCAGCGATGCGCGAACTGGCCGCCCGGAAAGCACTGCTTGAACCGCCCGTCGTTGCGCGTCGGGTTCCCGAAGACCGCCCAGATGATCTCGGTGTTGGCGTCGGTCAGAGCGCCCTGCGTCGTCTCCCAGATCGCATCCGGGATCGCGCTGGCCTCGTCGAAAACCACCAAAATGCGCCGACCCTGATTGTGCAGACCCGCAAACGCCTCGGTATTCCGCTCCGACCACGGCACCACGTCGATGCGCCACGTCCGCTCGTGGCCCGGCTCCCGGCTGAAGATGCCGCTCGCTTCCAGGCGAAAGAACTGCCGGCCGATAAACAGCCGATGCCACTTCGCCAGCTCAGGCCAAGTCTTGGTCTTGAGCTGCGTCTCCGTGTTGGCCGTGACCACGCCGCGGGTGTCGCGGCAGGTCGAAATCGCCCAAATGATGATCCAAGCAACAAGCGTCGAGTTGTGGGTGACGATAAAATCGTTGGCGAGGTAAAGCTGATCGGCCGCGGCGACCGAAACGCACATGCACTCGACTTCGCCGATCGGTTCGATCGCGTCGATCCATCGGCTCAGATAACGCCACTGCACCATGTGCTGCCGCTGGCGCTTGCGCTCGACGTAAAACATCGCCACAGACAGCGTCAGGGTCGCCCGGTAACACGGCTGCCCGTAAAGGACCGCGCCCGTTTGGTCGCTGTAGCGCGGCAATTTGACGGTCGGCTGCACCCGCGCCTTGCCGCCAAGCGAACGACACAGCCACACAACGTCCGCCGCCAAGCGCTCGCTTATCGTGTTAAAGATGCACGAGCCATGCTCGTTGCACTCGCCGTCTGTATCCATCAGACCGCGGAGCAGCTCCAGCCGGTCGTCAGCGCTGGCGAACTTAAACTCGTCCGGTATCCACAGAGAGTTGGTCGGGCATTCGCGCAATTCCGCCGGAATTCTGGCTTTTAATCCCAGCACCGTTCTCGAGACGCTGCCGGCGGTCGGCTGCTCCACGCCAAGCTCGAAGGTCTCGGAGATACGCTCCCATACCTCTTCGTCAGGATTGTTGATCCGGCAAACTGCGTCCCCATCGCCAAGCCAGGCGCCCATCACATAAGGATCAAACGGCGGCTTCCCGGCATATTCCACCGGCTCGCAACCCGGTATCTCCCACTGGCGCGCCATCGGACCGCCGTTCGGCCGCTTTACGCCCTTCTCCAAGAGCTGATCGGTGGTCAGCGTGATCCATCCAGCCCAGCCATTGCGCCGCTGCGCTCGGCCGGCAACGCGCCACTGATGCTCGCCGCACGCCACCGCAGACGTGCCGTCGTCAAAGATCACCCGGTAAGCATCGCGGCGCCCGCGCCACGGCACCCCGGTCACGGTCGTCGCCTTGCCATCGGCGCCAAACACCAAATCGCCAGGCCGCAAATCGCCGAACCGGCGGCGGCCGATCGGTGTGTCAATTGCCGTGTCGACAGCGAGGGCTTTCCCAACCCCGTGACCTGACGACACCGCCTCCAGCAATGCCTTCTGCGGGCTGTAGTCCCGCAAATCCTTGAGAAACTGCTCCTGCCACGGCTCCGGCCCGAAGCAATGCTCCAGCTCGGTGCCCTCCTCGCCCCACGGAAAGGCAAACATCACAAAGGCAACCGGGTCCTTGTGCAGGTTCGCCAGCTCCTCGACGAGCTGATCAAGTTCCGGGTCGTCGCTCTTTACCGGCGGGGCCGCTGCCGCTTTCATCCGCGCAACCCCGGCACGAAGAGATAAATTCCCAGCAACAACACGCAGATCCAGGCGATCCACGGGCTCGCCACCGCCGAGTACGGCTGAGCCGGCGGCGTCAAGCTGATGAACCAGAGAAACATGCTCACAGTGAAGAGCACCAACAGGATCATCGCCGGGTCTCCTCCAGCAACTGTTTCACCCGGTCACACGTCTCCACGACGGAAACCAGCTTCCCATCGGTCAGCCAGAGGGCGCAGTGCGCCTCATTGGTGAGGTGCCTGTTCTTGTCGGCGCCGCCGGTTCTTGCGTGCACGCTGGTGACCTGGTCGGGGTTAATCAGCACCTCGCCACCGTCAACCCGATGCAACATCACCAGCGCAGCGGCGAGGAGCATGTCCATCAGCCCCGCGCCACCGGCACCAGTTCCCCGAAGGGCGTCGCGATCGTCAGCTCCTGCACCGTCGTGCCGCCAACCACCACCTCGATGTCCGACCAGGCGGGGTCGCTGCAGGGCGAGGCCCGCACAATCGTCCGTATCGCAATCGCCACCGGCTCGGGATCAACCGTCCCGGCCGCGGCATCGACCATGTGCGTCAGGATGAATTCGTCGGTCGACAGCGGCATCACAGGTACTCCGGTCGGCCGACGTAATGAAACACCGGCTGGTTGTCGTCGAGCGGCCGAGGGATCGGCGGATTGTCGAGTGGAGCCGCCCCCGCATAACCGGGCGGGTACAGCCCATAAGGCCACCAATAGCGCCCCCACACCTTCAGCTTCGCGGACTCGATTGCGGCCACCCCTTCGGGATCGAGGCCCTCCGTCAACGGCGTCGGCTGGTAGCCCGGCGGCGGCGGATCGAGGATGGTTCCGGCCGGGTACCAGCGATCCGCGATGACATGCGGGGCCAGGAGTTTCAGCTTCATGGCAGTGCGGCAATACTGCCGCCACCCGTATAGGTGCCGCTGAAAAGCACCGAGTTGAGATCGATGTGGGTGGCGTCAACGATCTTTATGCCGGTCACTTTTATTTCTTCAACCACCCCGCCAATATGGCTCGTCACCACCATCTGCCCATTGACCCACGGAGTAGTGCTCGGCACGGTAACACGCACCAGGCCACCGCCATTGTTAACCGCGCCGGTAATATCGGCCATCGGCAGCGCGCCCTGGTATTGAATACCCGTTATCATATTATAAATCGAGGTGCTGTCATTCTGTATATATACGTCAGTGCCCATGAAATTATTGGCGATAATGGCCCGATGGACGTTGGCTCCAAGATAGATCCCGACCGCCATCCGCCATAACGAGTTCCCGGTGATAACCGGAGATACTGCATCGATCGTGATCGGGTTCACTATGATCCCCGTGCCGCCAAACGGCGACACGTCCGTCACTCCCATAAACGTATTACCTTGGATTAGGGTCTGCCGGTTGGTTGCTGCCAATGCGATAGCAACCCCGTTGGACGGGATGATAAACGCATTATGACCAATGTTTGTATTGGCGATCGACACGTCAAACCTGATACTGTAAACATTATTTAGGTGAGAATTAGTCAAGATAAACTGATCAAGATCAACCCCGGCGCCCGCAACAATACCGGCAAAGCACCCTACGATATTGAGGTGGGATATCTGGAAACCCTCGGTATGGTTGCCGAGAATGATGCCAATCCGACAGTTGGTGATATGCGTGCGGGTGATCTGATACTCAACGGGCAGGACGGTATTGCTGGTTCCTTCAATCAATATGCCGACGCCGCCGGTCCCGGACTCCGCGGCATAGGCCCCCGGCGGCGTCGGGCCGGCAAAGATCACACCATCTATATCTATCATCGAGGTATTGATGGTATGAATACCCTGAGCCCAACTATGGGTGATCGTCGTTGGCGTACCCGCACCCTGCTCCCAATAGCCCTCATCCGAGCGGAACGTCACTCCGGTTATAGTGCTCCGCGCATAACCACCCGATATCAATGCCCCCCAGGTTTTGATTTGCTCGACATAAATCCCGGTGTCCACGTTGGTCGTGCCGGTCGTCATCGTCAGGTTGCAAATATGAAAACTACCTCCAAATCCATCGAGCTTTATGTCGATCCCACGGCCGACCGCGCCAGGGAAATGCATCACGGTCACGTCCGACGCCTGACCGCAGATGCGCAGTGATTTGGTGCTTTCCGTGAAAGTATAGGCGAGAGTGCTGTTGAACCTGAAAGTTCCAGCGGGAAAGGTAATACAACTCGTGCTAGCCTTCGCCGCATTAAAGGCCGCGGTATTGTCGGTGACATCATCACCAACCCCACCAAACGCAGCAATACTGAGACAGGCAGCAGACTGCGTGTTGGGAACCCACCCGGCCCCGTAAGTCGCGCCCAGGTACGTCCAGATCGAGCCGGCCGGCGGATTTACCCCGGTCCCCTGCGCTAACGCGACGCCCGCCGCGATGATCAGTAAAAACGCGGCTAGTAATTTCTTCATTCCAGCGACTCGATCCGAGCCATCGCCTCCTGCAACGCCCGAGTCAAGGCGGCGCAGACCGCCACCAGATCAGGCGACTGCACCACGTTGGGCATATCCTTCTCGCCGCTGGCCGCAGTCGGCAACAAAGCCTGTTGCAACTCATGCGCCAGAAAACCCCAGCGTTCCGCCGGGTCGACCGCCTCGCGCAGCAGCTCGGGACAGGCTTTGTAGTTGTAACTTATCGGCCGCAGCGCCTTCACCGCATCCCAGGTAGATGGCAACTCAGCAATGTTGTCCTTGATCCGGTAGTCGCAGGTAACGGTAATTGCCCCCTGATTAACGTTGTCAATCCAAAGATTGGCGGGTGTCCAATCAATGTTGAACACGTTGCTCCGGTTGGGCCCCGCCGTCCCTGCCCGAGCCGTCCAACCATTGTTCGTCGTGATCTTGCTCGCCGCGCTGATCGTCCCATTGACATCCAACGTGCTGCCCGGACTTGCCGTGCTGATGCCAACGTTCCCCGTTCCCAACATCACCAAAGCCTGACTGCCCGCCGTCAGTTGCAAACTCCCCGTGCCGTTGTTCTGCAACACCGCATTGCCGTTCGCACCCGCAGCGCGTATCAGCCGTAAATCAAAAGCCGTCCCAGACTGCCCGTGCAAATCCAGATAAGCGTTCCCCGAACCAACCCGGCCACGACCAACCCCTAATATCGCATCCCCCGTCGATACCCCGTCGCCGGCAAATATCGCGGCGTTTACCGTCAAATCCCCCGCCAATATCGCCAACGCACCGCTCATCGTGTCGCCGCCAACCCCAACCCACGGCGCC